CGAGGGGGAGAACAGTGCTAAGAGTAAAAGCCATTTCTTCATTCTTCCTTTTTCTTTACCATTGGACAGTTAACGGGTGTTCCGTTACCTTTATCTTTAGAATTACCAGTAGACAAACCAAAAGTTGCAAGTGCTCCCGTAAACACACTGGCAACGAACGTGATATCTGAGTTCCCAGATTTCTTTATCATAGGTAATTCTACATAGTTAAGAGTTATAATAAACCCAGACCAAACAACTACGCCTAGTCTGACAAAGGTTCCGAGTACTTGAATTTGGGTTTCTTGATCCTCTACTCCTGCTTTGAGTTTTCCGAGGAGTCCTTTTTTTTCTTCCGGTTTTCCTTCCATTTATTAACTTTAGCTTGTAGTTGTTTTTGAACTTTCTTTTTGATTGGTTCAAATAAGGTTTGTGTAACTGAGGTGGCTCCTACAGCTACAACAGCTGTTGTTACAGCAGTTATCACTACCGCAGGTTCTGGTAATGGTATCTGTATATCTATAACAGGTATTTGTAGTCTTGGTGGTTCAGGTTGCTCTGTCTTTGTATCTTCTGCAGCTTTAGTCTCTGCAGGACGTTCTAAATCAGCTGGAGGTATTACCATTGGACGGAATGATGGTACACGGGCTGAAGGTTGTCTAAGATACAATTGAGGTACATCTAGAGCTTTAGGTAGCTGGACTCTAGGTATCTCCATTTACCAAGGTACACCGTTAGCTTGACCTGCTAATCTATTTTCAAAAACTGCTGTAGTTTCACCAGTGTATTCTATTAATCTAGCTTTTACCCAATCTATAACTTTTGCTTCTGTTAAATCAGCATAAGCGTCTAATGAACTTGGTTTGTCTAAATGCAGTTGACTTGTAAATGTATATGTTTTTCCATCTACTTCTGTAGATACTTTAAAAAATACTTGATAAACATAGCCATCATCTATTTCCCGTTTTAAATCGGTAATAGACCATGTATGAGTTGCCATAATAATTAATTTTGTTAGAGTGACGACGGATTTCTCTGTCGTAGTATATTAGGTGAATAAAACCAGCCTGTACAAATATACTTTGTTTCTGATTTAGGTGGATAACCTCTATGTAAGTAAGGCCAACCAGAAGGGAACATTAGAAAACGTCCAGCTTTTGGTTGTACCTTAACTCCACAATTGAATTCTGTATAACCATCTTCTACTATATCATTCATATACCATATATAAGTTAGAGCTCTCTGATTCACTTGATCTTGATGCCAAGAATAGAATTCTCCGGGTTTAGTACGTTGCATATTATACCCAGTATCTTCTCCTACATCTAAATGAGCATAGGAAGCGTACTCTTCTGGTATATAATCATAATAATTCACTAATTGTTCTTTTAATGATGCTAAGAAGACGTCATCTTCCTTAGCCCAATCTTCACTACAATCTTCATTTGCGCTTATGTAAAGGTCTGTAGATTGTTTGATACGTTTATCTATACGACCTTCACCTATAAGCCCCTTCATTTTCTTTGTATCTTTTTCAAATTTATCAATACAAACATTACAGAACTCTCTATCGAGGGATTTCTCTGTAATGTAAATAAGGTCTTGAAATTCTTTAATCATTTTATTTGGTGGATTGATTTGTTATTCAGATATTTTAGGTTCTAGAGGTATCACTTCTTCAGAATGATCATGAGCACCTTCTTGACAACATCCATGATCATGGTGTGGATGTGCTACAGCGGTAGATACCATAAAAGGTATAATTAATAAATAAATAAATTTCATAATTAAGTTTTCATTATATATGCAAGAGCATAGTATGGGTTAAGTACACTAATAGCATTACCACTACCAGCATTTCCTGTAGTACCACTAACAGAGACTGAGTGAGTATGACTAGCTGACTGATTACCTGTGTCACCACTAATGTTGTGAGAGTGAGTGTTATTGTTAATCGAGATTCCAGTATTAGCATTATTGGTATTGAATGTACCGTTTGGACCTCCATCTCCAGATTCTTCAGCCCAACCAGAGTTACTATTACTATTTCTGTAATTTACACTGTGAGCGTGACCGGGATCACTTATACCGTGGTTGTGCTGATGGTTTGCAGTACTTAAGTTTCCATCTCCGTGTGAGTGGTTAGCAGATTGGTTTCCAGAAGTAGCGTTTGCTGAGAAACTGTGAGAGTGACTCGGCATGTTAGTTGAACCAATGGTTATGGTAGTAGCACCACCAGTGCCATCAACTGAATATGTATCTCCTGCACCAATAACAAATCTGTTTCTTAGGTCAGGTGTACTGTTTGAACCATTACATAGAACCCATCCAGAAGGTATAGATCCAGTAGATCCAGACCATAGTAGAATCATACCAGCAACAAATGATGTTACTGCAGTCCATGAAACGTCAGTACCGTCAGATGATAAATAAGTACCTGATGAACCTACTGCTAAAGCTGCAGGGTCTCCAGAAGAATTACCGTATATAATCTTACCTCTAGCAAGCCCTGCCATCTTAGCAAGGGTTACTTGGTTATCAGCAATATGTGCAGTATCTATACTACCATCTACATAGTGCTCTGAGTTTACAGCATCATCTTGAATGTTATCTCCGTCTATAATGTCATTAGCTAAATGCTCATGATCAATACTTCCAGCTGCATAATGCTCAGAATTTATTACATCGTCTTGTATGTTATCACCATCTATAATATCAGCTGCTAGGTGTTCATGATCGATAGATCCAGCAGCATAATGCTCTGAATTAATTACATCATCTTGAATATTGTCCCCATCTATACAGTCATTAGCTAAGTGAGCATGATCGATACTCCCATTTACATAGTGTTCTGAGTCAATTGAATCATCTGCTATCTTAGCATTAGTAACTGCATCAGCTGCAATAGCTGCTGTATCTACTGCGTTGTCTGCTAGTTCAGAAGCCCCTACTGCATTAGCTGCAATGTCAGCAGCAACAACTGTTCCATCTGCAATATGTGCTGCTGTAATTGCATTATCGGCTATCTTTGCGCCTGTCACAGCATCCGCAGCTATCTTAGCTGTGGTTACTGCGTTATCTTGTATTTCAGATGTAGCTACGCAATCATCTTGTAGTTTATTCCCATTAATAGCATTATCAGCTATCTTAGCTGTAGTTACTTGTGAGTCAGCTATATGGGCAGTATCGATAGAGCCATCTACATAATGCTCAGAATTTATAGAATCATCAGCTATATTATCTCCATCTACTGCATCTCCTGCTAATTTAACATGTGCTATAGAGCCAGAAGCTAATCTACCTATAATACTAGCACTAGATACATTAGCCATATCTTCTGCAGCTACAGGATGTCCTCCTGCTGTTGAGCCGTCATGTACGACAAGAGTTTCCTTATCGGTATCTACAGTAACTTCGCCTTCGGCTCCAGTAAAGCTACCATGGGACGAGGTAGATCCCCGTCTTAATTTTAATAATTTTGCCATTAAATTGTTCCGAAGTCGAGTTGTAAGTTTGAACCGTCGATAGTACCAATATTACTCATATTGTTATTTTGTCCATCTAATGCACCACCTAGTTGTGGTGTAGTGTCTTGAACAACATCAGCTATCCCTGCTGATATAGAAGCCCAAGCAGAAGCTGTTCTATATTTTAAAACATTATTTGATCCATCATACCAAAGATCACCAGCCGAAGGACTTCCGGGTGCTGAGTTTGCTATTTTGTATTCATTTGCATAACGATTAACATCTGCAATAGAACTGGCTACTGTATTAACATTAGATATAGAACCAGCGGTGGTATTTACGTTCGATATGGAACCAGCAACAGTTGTAACATTTGCATTATTTGTAGCTACTGTTGTAACATTAGCTTGTACACCTGCAACCGTAGTTACATTAGCACTAATTCCAGCAACTGTTGTTACATTAGCATTAATTCCAGCAAGTGTATTGACATTAGATATGGAGCCTGATACAGTATTGATATTAGATATATCATCTGAACAGTTATCCATAGCAGTTACATTAGCTGATGTAGCCAATGTATTCATATCACTTACAATATCAGCTGTAGCAAGAGTATTCATATCTGCTACTACATCAGCCGTAGCTAATGTGTTCATGTCTGCTACTATATCAGCTGTTGCTAATGTATTCATGTCTGATACAACATCAGCAGTACCAAGTATTGCTAAATCAGCTACAGCATCAGCTGTTCCAAGTCTACCTATCTCAGTAGCTTTACCTGCTACAGCACCAATATCGGTTGCGTCAGCAGCTACTGCATTAATATTTGTAATATTAGTATGACAAGTACTTATCTTAGCTATATTATCTGCACAAGTTTCAATACTATTTCCTGTTCCTGTAGCTACAGACTCTGTAACAAGACCAAGATCTTCTTCATATGTTATATTACCAGATACAACTGATATATCATTTAGGACTGCCTGAGAAGGGGTAACTAATTGATAAGCTGATCCATTATGAATCTTAAGTTCTTTATTAGCAGAACTATCGAACCACATATCACCAGCTTCTAAAGAAGAACTATCAGCTCTTGTACTAGGTGTAGATGTAGCTACTTGATATAAATCAGCATAGTTATGTACACTTGCTATGTTAGTAGCAACAGCATTTACATTAGTTATAGCAGTACCAACTGTGTTTACATTAGCTATAGACGTAGCTACTGTATCAATCTCACTTGTTCCTTCATTTAAGTCGGACGCAACTGTATTAATATTAGCAATGTTAGTTGCAGCAGTGTTAACATTTGCAATACTACCTGCAACTGTTGTAACTTCAGTCGCTTTCGGGACAAGTCTGTGGAATGCATATGTATGTAGGGTGCTTGTTGTTTCTACTATCATACCAAATGTAGCAGCATAGGTTGTACTATTTGCTAATCCGTTGATAGTTACAGTATTACCACTTCCAGCTGCATTCGCTATAGTGGCTACACCACTCCCATTTGAGACGAGGTTACTAGCCAGTGCTTTAATACTGACAAGAGTACCAGCCCCATTATTAACGTCAGGGTTAGTGGTAGGAAAACTTGTTTCATTTGCTATGGGTACGAAACCACCTACATCATCAACTAGATCAATGATTCTATCATTAATAGCTGCTGTGGTGGCAATTGTTGTATCATTATCAGGGAATGTAACTCCATCTTTAATAGTCTCACCTGTTGAAGCATTAAAGTATCTAGCTTCAGCAGCGGCTGTAGTAAAGAATGTTACATCATCTGGTGTAGATGCTGCTTGCTCACTATTAGTAATTATAGCTGCATCTGCTATCTTTGCTGCTGTAACAGCATCATCTGCTATCTTAGCTGTAGTAACAGAATTACTTGCTAAAGCTGTAGCGTCTACAGACGCAGCTGCATAATGTTCTGTATCTAATGAATCAGCAGCAATATGTTCAGAGTCGATAGAGTCATCAGCTATTTTAGCTCCAGTAATGGCATCAGCTGCCACCTTGGCTGTAGTTATATTTAGATCTGTAACCTTTGCAGTGGTAATTGCATTATCTGCTATGTGTGATGTACCAACAGCATTTGCAGATATCTTAGCTCCACTAATCGCATTGTCTGCTAACTTACCTGTAGTAACCTGTAAGTCACCAAGATGAGCTGTGTCTATAGATCCGTCTACATAATGTTCTGAATTTATCTGGTCATCTGATATCTTAGCTGCTGTTACTGAATCAGCTCCTAGTTTAGCTGTAGTAATTTGAGAATCTGCAATATCCGCTGTAACGATTGTACCATCTACTATATTAGCACTTGCTATGGTTATATCTGTTGGTAATGCACCACTGTTTAACTTAGCCAGTGTAACAGCATTATCAGCTATCTTAGCTGTAGTTATCTGTGCATCTGCAATGTGTGCAGTGTCAATACTACCGTCAACATAGTGTTCAGAGTCAATCTGGTTATCAGCTATCTTTGCATTCGTTATAGCGTCTGCAGCAATCTTAGCAGTCGTTACTGCTGAATCTGTTATTTCAGATGTAGATATAGCACCATTAGATGCTGCAGTTATTCTACCTTGAGCATCTACTGTAAGATCAGTAGCAGTATAAGATCCAGCAGTTACAGCTGTATTAGCTATCTTAGTTGATGTAACATTACCATTAGCAATCTTTGCTGTAGTAATTTGAGCGTCTGCTATATGTGCTGTATCAATAGACCCGTCAATATAGTGTTCTGAGTTTATTTGATCGTCTGCTATCTTAGCTCCAGTTACTGCATCTGCCGCTATCTTAGCAGTTGTAACATTTGAGTCTGCAATCTTTGCAGTTGTTATGTTAGCATCAGCAATCTTAGCAGTAGTTATATTAGCATCTTTTATCCCAGCTGTAAGTATAGCAGCTGGTTCTATATTATATGCTTGTACTAATTGATCTTGAGTCTCTTCTACACCTCTTAAAAGTTGTGTTTGGTTATTATTAAGATCATCAGCTTTAATTGAAGATCCAGCATAATAAGTATTTTGAGGTGTAGCTATCGAAGCTACTCTATATATTCTAACAGTACCGCTAGAAGGTACGTTACCTCCTGTCCAAGTAACTGTACCTCCATTAGCGGTATAACTTGTTATGTTGTAATGAGTAGCAGCTGTCTTTAAGACGCCATCTACTCTTACTTTTATTTCATCAGAAGTGAAGGACGGGATGGAGAATGGTTCGGAAGCACCCCCACTTGCTGTGTATTGTTTAAAACTTGCCATGTTTATTTATAAATTGAGAGGATGTCCCGTGTTTGTGTTTTCTTCCTTTGTTTAGCTTGCTTCTCTTGTAAAGCATTCTGCCTAAGTTCCTCTATTCGAGGATCTCTCATGATTGATGCCCAAGCTTTACGACGAGCTTCCTGGAAAATAGCATCAATTTTCATGTTATGGTAGTAGTCCGAAGGATCATATCTACCCCTATCACCTCCTCTAATATCCTTATACATATCATCTAAAGATGCTTCTATTTTAGGATTATTAGCTAGGGTAGTAAGTCTATATTCTAAGTTCTGTTTACCTATAGCTCTCTGGAACATAGATCTTAATCTAGGATGATCTGTTAAATCAATCCCATCAGGTGACATGAATACTGACATACGAACATCATAACCACTGTCAAATAATAACTTCCTACCATCACTATGATCTAAGTTAAGTGCTATAGGACTGAATGTATTATAAGCTCTTGTTAAGAAATCGTAATCTCTAATAGGTTTTCCGTTAAGTAAGTCGTATTTAATAGGTAGATCATCTCCGGGTAAATACTCAGAGATTAAGTTTCTATTACGTAAGTTATCACCTATACCTGAATTTAGCTCACGCATATATGGTGTAAATAGTTTACCTATATCATTACGTAATCCAGCTAAAGGTACTTGGTTATTCATTATACCAGCTAATATCCTCTGTTGCTGACCGGGTTTACCTGCTACCATATCTACTAATTGTTGCATACCAGCAAAGTATGACTTACTAGAAATAGCTTGAGCAACTACCAGTGAGACTTTCTGTAATTGATCTTCTGTCCACTCATCACCCATTAATAAACTGTAATCACCTATATCTGCTATTGTAGAGAAAATCTGATTAAATGGTTCTATTGAATCATAACTTATCCATGTACCAGCTAGTTTAATTTGTCTTGGTCTATATCCTGCATCAATCCATGCCTGTCTCTTCTGTCTATCTATAGGACCATTACCTGTTAGACCACCACCTAAGAACTTCATTGTAGTCATCATGGTGATACCACTACCAATACTTAATCTACCAGTTTGTAGTGCTTTTGCATTAGCTAGTTCTTCAGCTGTTTCAATACCATATTTAGCTACTTTAGATAAGTCATCTGGTTTAGCCCATGCGATATCATTGAATTCTTTAACTAAAAAGTTAAATCCGGGTGTATGTTTAGCTGTTAAACTTAGACCATTAACACCTGTTCTAGCAAATAAGAAGAATGGTTTAGCCCAAGGATTAGCACTAAATACATCATTCAATCCTTTAGAGAATCCAGTAAGAGGTTGTGTAAGAGTAACTTCCTTCCTTGCGAATTTAGTTGCTTCATCTATTAGATTACCATCAGCATCCCATATACGATCATAGAAATCCTTCTCATAAGCTTGCATAAGCTCTCTAGTTATCTGAGGTGTCTTACCACCTTTAGCTTGTATATCTAGAACACTACGCATAGCCTTTTCTCTAGCCTTAGCTCTTCCTAAAATATATGCAAATGAATCATCAGTAGCTGCCATTAACTTTGTGGAGTAAGTAAGGAAACTATTGTTATTCATATTCCTTGCTATATTAGCCATGTTAAACATAGCCTTATCACCCCAAGTTGAGTCAGGATGATCTTCTATTAGCTTTCTTAATATATCCCAGTTATCATCTGATTTAGAGTATTCATAATAACGTGACTTAACATTAGCAATATCTCCAGACCAATATGAATTCAATCTTTCTTTAAATAAAGTGAAAGATTCTGGTACAGCTTCATACATAGCATTTAAGGCTGATAAGCTAGCACGTAGCGTAGCTGAATCTCCTGTAAATGGATAACGCATAGCAGCACCCATTGCTGTAGATAAAGGTCTTAAGAATGTAGCAGTTGATGTACCCATTGCAGCTCTCATTGGTGTTTTAGGACCACTAAGTATGCTGTTAATCATGACTCCACCTAACTCTCTAATGATAACACCTGTCTTCTCTGGACTTATTCCATCTAATGAACCACCCTTTAAAGTCTTCCTCATCCAATTCAAGACATCATCCATAGTATGGATTTCTTTCATGTTTGAGAATGTTTCAAATAGAGCATTCATTAATGCAGGGTCGTTATCATCTTTAGCTATCTTCAATATAGTCATTAAAGCATCTTTTGTATCAGCCATCTCTTTAGTTAATTGAGATTCTAAGAATGGTTTTTGTTTACCAGCTCCTAGTTCTCTAAAGTTTGCTGACTTCAAGATTCTAGCTTTCTTAACTTCTTTCTGTAGTACTAATAAATGATCTATAATCTGTGCAGCTGGTCCATCTATATCACCTAAATTAGCTATATCTGCTAACTCTCTACCTGATATCCCTACATCTTGTATTTGATGTAAAAGAGAACCTGATAATAAGTCAGCTGTAACTACGTTTTTACTGGTGAACATTTCTATTGTATCAACTACATCACCAGCGGTATTAGTTACTTCATAAGTATCTTTAGATCTATATAATTCTGCTAAGAATTCTTCAGTTGATAACTCTGTTGCATTCCTACCTTCAACAATTCGTTGATAAGCTGCTATTGAATCACCATGTACTTCAAGTAATGTTTTTCTTCCAGCTCTTATAGCGTCTATTTCTGCTCTATATTTATCTGTTGACCATAAAGATCTAAGGATTTGGTCAGCCATAGATTCACTAAGGTCGCCTTCTCTAGCAACACGTTCTATCTGTACAGGTGTGGCTACTCTACCTATAGATCCGGGTTCTGATCCCCATTTAGATCTCTTCTCTTTTAGAGCTAACCATGCTTCATGAGGGGTTTGCTCAGATATATAAGAACCTTGCCATGGATCAGCTATTGGGTTATTCTTAGCAGCACGGAAGCCTACTTCCATTTTTCTAAGTTCATCAAGAGCTTTATCCCTAGTCATATTCTCTATACTTTCATTCCTTGCTTGTATTTTTGGTATACCTGCATTACCTTTTATTAGGTAATAGGCTCCATCAAATGCTGCTCCAATACCCATACCTTCTAGTATGTTCTTGAGCTTCATCATTACAGGGTGATCAGCGTCTTTAGTTGATAATGGTGTGTCTATGAAACCATACTGGCTACGTAAAGCTCCTAGTGCATTATGTCCATCTGATTCTTTTGATATTA